GTACATCTATGCATCCCACTCGACCGAACATCATCTGCATCACGAACCCTGCCTTAGCCATACCAAGACCCGGAACCATTGTCAGACGCAACATCATCATACGATCACGCTCATGCTTCTTACGCATGTCACCCCAGTCACCACGCCACATATCCATGAGGTCATTGTATAAGTCCTCACGATTCTCAAGCAGGTACTCAAGTGTCTGCTTTTTCAAACCCCACACATACTTGGATGCGAGACCGTACCGCCTGTAATCAGCCATCTGATTCGCCATTGTGTGAAAGGGTGTCTTAATACTCAACACCACGAACATGATGCCATCTTGCATGTGATGTGCAGACTTCTGCATGTATGCGTTGATGACAGGATTTACTTCACGAAAGCTCATTAGTTTATCTCCTCAATTTCAGCTAATCGTTCTTGACATCTGCGAGCGCGTAACTGATACCACTCAGAACCGCCCATCATACTGAACAATTCATATGCCGTACCGTAGTTACTACGAGCCAACGACATATACCCACCTTCAAAGTCATCATTCGCTTCACTGAAGAAAGACTCAGCAATGAATGACACTTGACTCTCACGCAGATCCTTAAGATCAAACAACTTGCATTCAACTTTCATAATGACTCCTTAGTCATGACTAAACATCTACTCAACTCGCCCGGTTACTCTCGGGCTTACTTACTTAGACGATTCTTGTCAGGAAAAGTTCCCTCACTCGCAATCATCGTACACAAACCCACACACCTGTATGTATACAGAGAATGGATCATTAGAAAATTCCCACGATTGGCGACCATCATCATAGATTGACAACACGAACTCGCCTATCTTGTCACCTAATCCGCAACAATACAGACGCTCCAAGGTCTGTTCCATATTCATAATGTCATCAGTGAGAACTCGCCCACCTTCCTCGTATGTGTGAACATAGACTTCAAATTTCATAGCGCATCCCTTATTACAGGTATAGATAGAAGAAGCATCCCAATGAGAGAGACACCACCACCAACGAGTATGTCTGGAATTGACACACTCAACTCGATTAATCCCATGCCTGAAACCAGAACATAGAACCCACTTAATCCGCATACCCAATTCATAATTCGCATGACTCGTTATTCCTTTTGGTTATAAAACACATAAAAAAAGGGGGCTTTCGCCCCCCTGATTAGGCCGCCTTAGGCTTGGCTATTGTGTCCAATAGTGCCAAGGCTACCGCTTCAGTGTCCCCGCCCAAGATTAGGGCTAGGGTTTCGGCCTTGGCTTTCACATCCTGCTTGGCTAAGGCCTCAATTAGTGGTTTGTAATCCACTTGGTCAGAAGATTTCTTTGTCCCTTCCTTTAGGTCAGATGACTTCTGTACTTCAGGGCTTGCGCCCTTGTTAGGTGCTGTCCCTTCCTTTGGAAACAAATCCTTCAGGTATTGGCTTAGGTTGCCGCCTTCCGCCTTTTGGATCTCATCCCCGTGTCCATCGCGGTAATGCTTCAGGACTCTTTTGGTTTGGGACTTGTACGTTGGTACGGTTGACTCTTTCACGTTGGGACATTGGTCAGATTTCCAGAAGGTTTCTAACTCTTTGAGTATGTCCTCCATTTTTTCCTCGGTTAGCTTGGCAGGTAAGGCCTTCACCATGTCCTTGAGTAATTGGACTTGGCTAGTCTCAACAGAAGCCTTGAGTTGGAAAGATTCGGCGTACAGGCGTACAGCATCATTGACTGATTTAGTCATGACTAAACTCCTAATTATCTATGTTAAAGAAAGCCCTCGAAAGGGCGAGCGGGGCAACCGCTTACAACTTAGACAAAACAGAAGGGCGGTTAGTTCCCGATATTATGTTAAATTGAATAATTTTTTTTATTCGCCTTTGATACGCCCTTACATACAAGCGCAACACTACACCATTACAGGCTTTCAAGGATTCGCCCTTGTTTTGAATCTCAACCAAGAACACTGTTTATATCGAACACTTTAGTCATGACTAAACAGATACACCCTAATCCTAAACCGATACAAAGACCTTCCTTTGGCGTGTCTCTTTAGTGGGTGCTAGTGGGTGCTACTAAGACACATATACTTTACCTGTACAGAATCTCTGTCAGACTCCCTAGCCTACCCTCCTACACCCCACCGGGAGGGGCGGCATAGCCTCGCGCGTTGTACAGATCCTTCTCAGATACAAAAAAGAGTCAATTTAGGATTATAAAAAATAATAATAAATAACTTAAAAGAATAAAGATATGTTTATATACAATTTAGTTATAAGTATATTGATTTATATAACTATAAAAGTGCACTGCGGAGTAAATCAGCACTGCTGAAACCCGCCGAAGAAGGGATTCCCTAGTATTTTTTACTTATTATGTTAAATATGCTTGACAAATTTAAAAAAGTATGCTATACTATATGTACTTAAGAGATAACGCAAGAGAAATATTATTTATAAAAGATAATTATCTCTTGCAATCGCTAGAGATAACTACATAGAGTACAGAAATGACTGAGAATACTCAACCAAAGAAACGTGGAAGACCCCCCAAAAGTCTTGTTGAGTCTAAAAAAGATGGCAACAGAGGAAAACGTGGGAGGCCTCCCGGAGATGCGGCGGCAATCAATGAGTTTAAAGCTCGTTTGTTAGCATCACCACGCTCTCAAAAGGTACTTGATAGTATTATGAGTGCCGCATTAGATGATGAGCATAAGAATCAGGCTGCAGCATGGAAGTTGTTGATGGATCGTATGTTGCCTGTAAGTTACTTTGAAAAAGATAAGAATAATACTGGAAGATCATCTGTGTCAATTACAATTACTGGCGTAGGTGGAGAGACTATTGTGACTAATGACGAGGATATAATTGATGTTACCCCCGAATCTGATTGAACAAATTAAAGAAGACCTTGTTCGTCACGAAGGGTACGTCACAGAAATCTATTTAGACTCTGAAAACCTACCTACATTTGGTATTGGTCACCTTGTTACTGAAAATGATATGGAATATACGTGGCCTGTTGGAACGCCAGTGACTGATGAGCGTATTCTCCAAGTATTTCATGATGATTGTAAGGTAGCTATAGATGATGCTGAACAACTTGTTGATGATTTGTACTGTCATCCTGATAGCGTCATCCGTGTCTTGGTTAATATGGTATTTAATCTTGGCCGTCCACGGCTATCAAAGTTCAAGAACATGCTTACGGCAGTCAACGACAAAGATTACAGCAAAGCCGCAGATGAAATGATTGATAGTAAGTGGTATCGTCAAGTCAAAACTCGTGGTGTTGAACTCGTAGAGATAATGCGTGGAGCTTAATGTTGAGTTGCTTCCTTGGCAACAAGAAGTCTTTAACGATCCAACACGATTTAAGATCATTGCGGCAGGGCGGCGTACTGGTAAGTCTCGCTTAGCCGCATGGCAATTGATTATTTACGGTTTACAAACTGAACGTGGTCATGTGTTTTATGTTGCGCCTACTCAAGGCCAGGCTCGTGACATTATGTGGACTACGTTGCTAGAGTTAGCACATCCTGTCATTAAGTCATCACACATTAACAACCTACAGATTACGTTAGTGAATGGCTGTACTATCTCACTGAAGGGTGCTGACAGACCAGAGACAATGCGAGGCGTATCCCTTAAGTTCCTTGTTATGGACGAGTATGCGGATATGAAGCCTAGCGTGTGGGAACAAATTCTACGTCCTGCACTTGCTGACCAAAAGGGTGATGCCATGTTTATTGGTACACCGATGGGACGTAACCACTTCTATGAATTGTATCATTATGCTACGTTAGGTGATGATGAGAGCTACAAAGCGTGGCACTTTACGTCATATGATAACCCACTACTAGACCCTGAAGAGATTGACACTGCAAAGAAGTCAATGTCAAGTTATGCATTCCGACAAGAATTTCTTGCATCGTTTGAAGCATCAGGTAGTGAAGTCTTTAAAGAAGACTGGGTACAGTTTGATGATGAAGAGCCTGAGATTGGTGACTACTACATCGCTGTTGACTTGGCGGGTTTTGCAGATGTTGAGTCAGCTACTAAATCTAAAAACAAAAAGCTAGACCAAACAGCGATTGCAATTGTTAAAGCAAGTGAGAATGGATGGTGGGTAGCGGATATTGTACATGGTCGATGGGATATCAAAAAAACAGCCAAGAAGATATTCGATGCTGTCGATCACTATCAACCAATAGCAGTTGGTATCGAAAAAGGGGCATTGAAGAATGCGGTACTGCCTTACCTTACCGACTTAATGAAGTCCAAGCAAAGATTCTTTCGTGTGGAAGAGTTGACTCACGGCAACAAGAAGAAAACTGATCGTGTTGTTTGGGCGTTGCAAGGACGATTTGAACATGGACAAATAACTCTAAACAAAGGCGACTGGAATGCAAACTTCTTAGATGAGTTATTCCAGTTTCCAAACGCCTTAGTACATGATGACTTAGTAGATGCTCTGGCATACATTGACCAGTTAGCAAAGGTGTCGTACTACTACGATTACGAAGAAGACGACTTTGAAATTTTAGACCCCGTAGCAGGATACTAATATGGACTATGATCATAATTCAACAGACCCACAATCACTGGAAGGATGGGTATCTGCTAAATGCGAACAGTGGCGTGACCACTTTGAAGCAAATTACCAAGAAAAATTTGATGAGTATTATCGCCTATGGCGTGGTATTTGGGCTGAAGAAGATTCAATGCGAGCTTCAGAACGCTCACGACTGATTTCTCCTGCACTGCAACAGGCTGTTGAATCAAGTGTTGCGGAAGTAGAAGAAGCTACGTTTGGACGTGGTAAATGGTTTGATTTAAAAGATGACCTACAAGATCCACAGAAACAAGACATTCAATTACTACGTAACCAACTTGATGAAGACCTTAAGTTTGCACAAACACGGCGTTCAATTGCTGAGTGTTTAATTAATGCCGCTGTATTTGGCACAGGTATTGGTGAAGTTATTCTTGAAGATGTCAAAGAGTTTACACCTGCAACACAGCCAATTATGGATGGGCAGATGGAAGCAGTTGGCGTAATGGAAAAAGAACGTACTATTGTTAAACTACGTCCTGTCATGCCACAGAACTTCTTGATTGACCCTGTGGCAACTTCTATTGACGAAGCACTTGGTGTGGCTATTGATGAGTTTGTGCCACTACATCAAGTAGAGCTTGCTCAGGAAGCAGGTATTTACAACGATGTTGATATTGCTGTAGCGGCTCCTGACAGCGATTTAGAGCCTGACCAAGACCTTACTATGTACATTGACGATAAAGTCCGTCTGACAAAGTACTATGGCCTTGTACCACGTGAGTTACTATACATGGCTCAGTCAGAAGAAGATGAAGATGAAATTACTGGTGAAGGTGAAGAAGAAGAATCACAGTATGTTGAAGCAATTGTAATTATTGCAAACGGCTCTACACTTCTCAAAGCAACAGAAAATCCATACATGATGCAAGATCGTCCTGTTGTGGCATTTCCATGGGATGTTGTACCGGGTCGCTTCTGGGGTCGTGGTATCTGTGAGAAAGGTTACAACGCACAGAAAGCTCTTGACACAGAACTTCGTGCACGTATTGATGCCTTGGCATTGACTGTACATCCAATGATGGCTGTGGACGCTTCTCGTCTACCTCGTGGTGCAAAACTTGAAGTACGTCCCGGTAAGGCTATTCTTACTAATGGTAATCCTGCTGAGATTCTACAGCCATTTAACTTTGGTCAATTAGATCCAACAACATTCAATCAAGCCGCATCATTACAACAAATGGTGCAGATGGCTACAGGTGCAATTGATGCCGCAGGTATTCCCGGCTCAATTAATGGTGATGCAACCGCCGCAGGTATTTCAATGTCTTTGGGTGCAATCATTAAGCGTCACAAGCGTACATTGATTAACTTCCAAGATTCATTTTTATTACCGTTTGTAACTAAAGCGGCACATCGTTACATGCAGTTTACTCCTGAGTTGTATCCTGCAAAAGATTATAAGTTTGTTCCATCAAGCTCACTAGGTATTATTGCACGTGAGTATGAAGTTACACAGTTGGTACAATTGTTGCAAACAATGTCACCAGAGTCTCCAATGTATCCAATGTTAATTGAATCTATTGTGGACAATATGAATCTTTCTAATCGTGAGCAGATTATTGAAGGATTACGCCAAGCTAATCAACCTAACCCACAACAACAACAAATTCAACAAGCCGCTGTGGAAATGGAAATGGCTCAAAAACAAGCTACGATTCAAAACATTCAAGCACAAACACAAGAAATTATGTCGCGTGTACAGCAGAATGCAGTTGAAACAGAACTTTTACCATTAGAAACATTAAATAAAATTGATGATCCAACAGAGCAAGACTTTAAACGTAGATTAGAATTAGCAAAGATCTTACTTAAAGAACGTGAGATTGACTCAAATGAAGAAATTGTACAAAACCAAATGAGGAAATAAATGGTAGTAACTAAGAAAGAGTTCCAAGAAGTCATTGACCAAATGAATGGCATCTTGACAAAACTTGACCAACGTCTTAAAGAATTAGAGAGTGCTAAAGCACCTCGTACCACAAAGAATACAAAAAGTCAAGAAACTACTTGACAAATGAATAAAATTGTGGTATAATATTTGCATTACAATTAGGGGGAAACTCATTTGAGTCCTGAAGAAAATAAATATTATGACAACTACTTTGATCTATTTGCAACAGATGGTTGGAAACAGTTTATAGAAGAAGTCAATGAAATTCTTGATAGACATCGGATAGAAGACATCAAGACTGAATCACAACTATCTTTTGTTAAAGGTGAACGTGATGCCCTGTTTAGAGTCAGACGCTTTGAAACAGGTATTAGATCAGCTTATGAAGTATTGCAAGGGCAAAATAATGCTTAAGCGGTACGATTATAAATGCACCCAATGTAACCACGTTGAAGAACACTGGACTCACAGTGACAACTTCGTAACGTGTTTAGAATGTGGTGAAACATCAGTACGGATAATCTCTCCGATCCGAACACATTTCGTTGGTCACGGTTGGCCGGATAAAGACGATAAGTGGGCTAAGGATCATGAGAGAGCCGCACGTAAATAACCTTCCATAATGGCATTTAGCCACGGAGTTTAACAATATGGCACGTTTTTTAGATGAAAGTCCCGAGTATCAACCAGTAGACGGGGAAGATTTCGTAGAGTTTGATGAAGAGCAGATTCCTACCGAGGAGCAACCTGCAGAACCTGAAGAAATTCAAGAAGCAGAAGATGATATTCCTGAAAAGTATCAGGGTAAGGACATTAAAGATATTGTCCGAATGCATCAAGAAGCTGAAAAACTTTTAGGTAAACAATCATCAGAAGTTGGCGAACTCCGCAAGTTAGTTGATGATTTCGTAAAGACACAACTAGAAGCCAATAGCCCACAAAAAGAAGAAGTCGAAGAAGAGATTGATTTCTTTGATGATCCTAAAAAAGCAGTCGAGTTAGCAATTGCAAAGCATCCTAAAATTAAGGAAGCAGAACAATTGTCTTCTCAAATGCGACAGGCTGAAATTCTAAACAAGTTGCATACTAATCATCCAGATTTTTCTGAAATTATTCAAGATGAAAAGTTTGTAGAATGGGTTGGAAAATCAAAAGTACGAGTAGAATTGTATCAACGAGCAGATCAACAATTCGATTATGATAGTGCAGATGAACTTCTCACATTGTGGAAAGAACGTCAAGGGCTAGTAAACGAAACTGCTCAGATGCAAGAAGCTGATCGTAAACGTCAAATTAAAGCTGCATCTACAGGATCAACAAAAGGATCTGGTGAAAGACCATCTCGTAAAATCTATCGACGTGCTGATATTATTAAACTTATGCAAACAGACCCTGATAGGTATCAACAGCTAGCTCCAGAAATTAGAGTGGCTTATGCCGAGGGTCGAGTTAAATAGCCTAGGAGATATTTACAATGGCAAACTTAACCCCCGCTAGTAACAATACCGTTACTTTAGCAAACGCGGCCACGTTCATCCCAGAACTGTGGTCAGACGAAATC